AACCCTTTCAAGCGAGAATAAAGAGCACTCCTAATCGTGGCCGCTTCTGTTCGCATTCGTGCAGCAGCCTCGCTTTGGCCGCTCGGCATACGATCAAAGACAGACTGCTGCGGCATATCACCACGGCTCCATCCGGATGCTGGATCTGGTCTGCCGGAATTGATCACGATGGCTATGCAGTCTTCACTATCAAGGGACAGTCTTTTCGAGCCAGCCGTGTGGCCCATGAACACTTCATCGCACCCTTCCCAAAAGAGAAGCTCGTGCTGCACCGCTGCGATAACCCTTCCTGCGTGAATCCAGATCATCTGTTCTTAGGTTCCAATGATGACAACATGCGCGACATGGCAGTCAAGAATCGCGCACATCACAAGCTGACCATTGAGCAGGTGCAGGCTATTAGGAACGACCCACGAAGCTGCAATAAAATCGCGAAAGACTACGGCATCACAGGCGTGCATGTTTGGCACATCAAGAAACGCCAGCGCAGATACCATATCAGTTAAGTTATTGATTCTGCTCATCTTGCGCCTTCGTTCCTCTGAGCGCGCTTTACTGCATTCATCACAGTCACGGCGAGCTGGTCTTGAGTTCTCTTATCAACTGTTCCTGATGGTGCGTTAACCCCTACCGAAATGTTAAAAACGTTTCCAGCACTACCGGCAGTGACGGGTGCGATGTGCATGGGTTGGCTGCCCGAGAAAATAAGCTCCGGGCCCCTTTCTCCGGCAATTCCGAATTTACCCGGGCCTAGACTACCCCCCGACGCAAAAAATCCGCCGAAGATCGTCCCAATCCCCTTCGCAATTCCGCCGAACACGCCCTTCAATCCGCCCGCACTCAGCCCGCCAAATAGATCCTTGAGTGCGCTTTGCAGCATGTCAGTCAGACCTTGAATGACTGGCGTCACAAACGACTCGCGCAGAGCTTTCGCCATCTCAACAGCAAAGGTGTCCACGATGCCAAGTGCCAGCTCGCCGAATGCTTCACCCAGCGTCTTTTGCGCTGTCAGGATGCTGATCAGCATGTCATCGAAGATCAGCGAGAATTGTTCATCGATCCGCGCCTGTTCTTCTGTGCGAATAGTGCTCGGTGGTGGCAGACCGCCGAAGATTGGCGCACCTGGGAATGGCTGACCTGGCCCGCCTTGTTGGATCAGACCTCCAGGCAGTGCGAGCGGCGTGCCTCGCATGATGTTGCCCACTTGCCCGCCGAGTATCTCAAGGAATCGCGCATTCATTGCGGCGACTCCATTGGCAAGCCCCTGCGCACGTTCTTCCGCCTCCTTCATTCCCTTGCCCAGAGACTGCAAAGCCTGATCGAAGGTGAACGGCGCAAATGGAAGCGATATTCCCTTTGCTGCCTTCGTTGCACCACCGCCACCAGTCAACCCCAGAAGATCGCCTGCTTTTATCTTCTGCTCAGGCTGCACGCCTAAGCTCCGTTTGGGACCCGTGATAGGGGCAGTGCTAAAAGGCGTGACGGGGCCACCGGTACTAAATATGCCGCCAGGCAGCGCCACCCTCCTAAATAGGTCGTGCCAGACTGGGCTTTTCTCAATTTCTTTCAACCATTTGCTGACACCTATTAACGACTTTTCGAGGCCACTAAAGAAGTCATCTACTAACCCCCCGGCATTAGTGCCTCCCAGATTCTGCTTAAACACTGACCATGCATTGCTAGTCTTGTTTATCTGCGTATCGAGTTTGCCCCCGGCTTCCACTGCTTGCAGCGTGGCTATAATCAACCTGTCTTGCAGCTCTTGCCTGCTGCCTGTCAGCGCAAGCGTGACTGCATCCTGTGATCTGGCAATGACGCCTGCTGTCTTGCCGTAAATGATATTGGTAGCTTCAGCGCCTGCCACACTTCCCCGAAATTCCTTGATCTGCTGTGCACTATTGATGAAGCTGCCTACGATGTCCTGACCTGCCGCTTTAGCATCCACCCCTATGACTTTGAATGCACGTGCAGCACTGGTGGTACTATCTTGCGCTTCCACTACTGCGCTTTGATATTGTTTGAAAGCCTGTGTAAGTGCATCAGGTGACTCTCCTGCTATAGCCATGCCAGCAGCAAACCGCTGCACTGTATCCAGACTCAAATTAGTAGTCTCAGCTATATCCAGCATCTGATCTGAAACTTTGGAGCCATCTATTACGAGCGTTGCGAAAGCCGAGGCCAACGTAGCGATGCCAGCCGCGGCAGTAATAGCGACACCGCCCACCAGCCCAAAGGCTCCGGCCATTCCCTGTATCTGTGACACCGTGCCACCGATCTGATTAGCTAGACTACCTACAGGACCGCCCAGACCCTGCAGCGCACTGCCCGCACGCGAGGCACTCTCACCCAGCGTTTTGAACGCATCGCCACTCTTCTTGACGTTCGCATTCAAGCTGGTATTAAGTTGCGCTGACTGCTTCTCCGTGCGCTGCATTGCCGAATCTACCGATTGCAATGCGCGCGTGGCCTGCTTCTCACCTGCTACGACAGCAGTCGAATCAAGCGCCAAACTTACTAGAGCTATATCCGCCATTTATCGCTTCGCCCTCATTGGCGCATTCGCCTTGAGCTGCTGCGCCTTCGCACTTGCTGCAAGGAATATCTGGTCAATTCGCATGAGCATCTTCACCTGCCAGGCATTGAGCACAGTGCCGGTCATTCGCCTGTATGCATCGACTTCCGTGTAAGTGAGCGGGTTATAGCCAAATCCATTGTGCGATCTCGAAGCATTGAGTTCCTGGAAGATCGAAAAGAGATAAGCATCGTGCAGTGGGAACGGCGGCTCGCGTTCACTGCGTGGCAGGCGTCGAGCCCTCCTGTTCACTTCGATCATCTTCGAAGCACTCGAATCGCCCTCAAGCTCACCGCGCAGCGCACTCACCATGAGCTTGTTGCTCACGGCGAACTGCCAGAAGCACCAGTCAACAATTTTTTTTCGCTGTCCTCCACCACATCAGCAGGCACATGGCCATTGAGCGTGCCTTCCGGTGCACCGAAGTTCGTGAGGTCTGAGACAAACTCAAGCAGCTGGCTGCGCACCCACGGCAGGCCATAGAGCCATTCCATATTCACAGGCGTACACGCGAGCGGTGCCGCATCGCGCTCAATGTGCTCCCATTCCCTTGTGACTGCCATGTAGCACCGCACTCGATGCGCTTCGAACTTCTCAATGTCATCAGGCGCAACCTTGCCTGCATCGCGCTGCCGGCTCACAATGCGCTCAACCTGCCACGTGCGGTCCATCTCCTGCCATCGCTTCGAAAGAGGCGAAGTCAGCAATATTCTGGCAGGGTCATCACCCCCAATCGCCTCGCCCGTGTAGGGATGCTTGAGCACAAGCCAGCTCGTGCGCTCCTGCCAGGATTCAATTTCTTTTGAGAGTTGCCCAAAGTCAGCCATAGCTATGCCACCGTCATCCCGATAATTGAGCTGATCCCGGTATCGTACTGACCACGAAAGTCCACCGCACTCGCCATTGATCCGGCGCTATCACTTACCGGCGCATTGACTGCGAGCGCCTTTGGTATGCTCACTGTGAAGGTATCCTCAGCTGCCGCCTCACTCGATTTGAGGACAAAGGTAAGCGGTCTGAGCGTACCGGCAATCGCATCAGTGATGAACGCATCATCGCGGTAGTAGACCTCAGCCGTTCCGCTGACTCTCAGATTCTTGTTGATGATGTGATCTGCGCTCGCACTGCCCCACGCATACTTCGGGTCTGCCTGATTATCGAGCGTGAGCGATGCTGTAAACGCGCCTGGCACTGGCAGCGCATTCCACGTAACCGTTGCGCCTGTGAAGCCAGTCGTGAATGGCGATTTGCCCGTAAGCGCGCCCAATGTGGCAGTTCCAGGCATTACGGTTCCCACAGTCTGCGCGAGGCCGAAGATGTCATAGTTGACACTGACCTTGTCATTCAGCGGCATATCCATTGTCGCTGACGCCACTTCGCAGCCAGTGAAGATCAGATAATCATCACCTGTAGCCAATTCCATCTTGGCAACGATCGTGAAGAAGTAGCCCGGATCAGCATCGGCAACGATGGCGCCGCCCGCCCACGCAGCCGCGTGAAGCCACGCCCTCAGCAAGTCCTGCTGACCCGCCTCGTAATTAAGTACCGTAGGAATGCGCAGCCGCACAGCCCTCGAGCCGCCTACGGTGAATGACTTCATCCGGCTCCCATCGTAGACATCAAACTCCGTTGGCGTGGATTCAAATGAGAGGCTGATGCCATCAAGGAATGGCACCGCATTATAGACGCCTGCAGCTGGGGCAGTCCCGCGCGTTACTTCACGCTGGATGCCAATGACAGTGTTCGAAATTAGAGCGGGATCTGGCATTGTTGCTCCTCTTTAGTTAAAGGGCGGACAAGCAACTGGTGTGACTATCACATTGGTTGCATGTCCGCTGAATGTACATCGCTCGACCACTCTACAAAGCAATAT